GCTCCTGTGACCTCTGGTGGCCCTCGTTACCAGTCAGATAAGCACATTACTGTTTATGACGTTGACAAGCTGGACTGGCGCACCATTCGCCTTGAGTCCATTCTGGAGGTGAACAAACCATGCCACTAGACTTATATGGCTATGATGTGATTGTTGAGGGTGAGCGTTTTACGCCCTTCAAATGGGGTTTCAATGCCCCAGAAGCTACTGGCTGGGCTATTTACAACAAAAATGGACGTATTCGCTCTATCTCTTACAGGAAGCGGAATAATTCGCTTTTCATTAGAGATAAAAGGCGCGGAGGCTCCAAAAGTGGGGTACGAGTCCATGTTAACAAAGTAAAGAATGGCAACTGGAAGTGTAGCTGTCCAAAATACCAACACAAAGCGACAATGATATGTGTTGACTGTTTACAAATGAAGGGAGATACAAATTGAACTATCGGAAAGGATACGCCCACGGACGGGCGCACTCAAAAGAGAAAGTGCAGGAAGCAATAAAACTGCGGGAAGAGGGTCTGACGATGAGAGAGATTTCAGAGCTGACACAGATTCCATTGGACACGTTGAAAGGCTGGTTCAGCCGTAAGCAAACGAGGCACATTTATGAAAACTAAGTATATAAACGATTTTTGGGAAATTTACGACCGGAAGGCCGAAAGGGTAAAAGCTACGATTTACGGGACGTATCTGGACGCTGAACACAAATACGGGGACATACCGGGAATTGAAATTAGAAAGGTAAAAGATAAACCTGTGACTGCGGTTGTACGATAACGTTTCGTTTTCGTGCCTCAGCAGTTGCACCTGTCCGGTACTCGCTAGACGTTTCCGTTTAACGAATTCGTAGAGGGTAGCCGAAATTTAAGAGGAATTCAAGACTGTGATTGAAAAAATATATGACAAACCGATAGAGCCGTATATTCAATGCTTACAGAAAGCTGTGCAAGATGTTCGTAATCTTGGAATGTCGCCAAAGCTGGCAAGTAGGCTTTACTGTGTTCAAGAGCATGATGTGGTAAAGTTAACAGCAGAAGAATTAGAATATTCCCACTGGTGTCGAAAATTTAGAACCACATATGAGCTTTGAACTTTACAATTTAACGATAACAATCACCCTGCGGTGGGGGATAGGTTTAGACCTTGAATCTACTGGGGGTGATGTTCCAACACTTGTGATAGACGACATGGGCAGAGCCGAAGCCTGTTTTTATAACGGCTGGGCAGTCCGTGTGCCTTTCATAATGTTGACACTGGGGATACTAAGTTAATGGAAAACAAATACACGGCAACACATCAAGACTGTGAGGATTGCGGTCACAAAGGATGTAAAACTTATTTCACGGATGGCTGGGCAAGATGTTTTAGTTGTGACGCAAGGAAAAAGCAAGAGTTTGGTGGGGTAGTGCAGGTTCCTAAGCAAAACCCAGAAGGCTCTGAAAAACGAATCTCTTTTGCTGATGCTGAGAACTATATAAACACTGGGGACTACCGAGACATACCAGAAAGAAAGCTAACGGCCCTTACCTGTAAACACTTTAGATGTCTGCACACTGGTGACAGGACTTACTATGGTTATTACGACCCTGACGATAAGAGAACACCGTTAGCAGTAAAGATACGGTTTCCTGATAAGAAGTTCTCTATTACCAGCAAATCAAAGGACGTTTGGAAGGACTGTGGGCTATTCGGTCAGCAGTTATTTAATTCCAACAGCTCACGATACTTGACAATCACGGAAGGCGAATTTGACGCAATGGCTGCTTTCCAGATGACCGGGAGCCGTTACAGTGTGGTTAGTCTAAAGAACGGGGCCAGCGGTGCTTATAAAGACTGTCAGGCAGCTATGGACTGGCTACAGACCTTTGAAGCAATCTACATCTGTTTTGACAATGATGAGGCAGGGATAAAGGCAGCTAAACAAGTCGCTGGTCTGTTATCCGACCGGACTTACATAATCCAGCACAAAGAAGGTTTTAAAGATGCCTGTGACTATCTTATGGCAGGACAGGAACGTGTCTACGAAAAGCTATTCCACCAAGCCAAGAAGCACGTACCAGACGAGATTATAAACGGTGCTGAACTGTGGGATGAAGTTAAGGAACCGCCAAAGCATTCCGACTTACGCTATCCTTACGAAGCATTGAACGAAAAGACCTACGGTATCAGGATGAAAGAACTGGTTTGTATCTGTGCCGGAACTGGGCTAGGTAAGTCTCAATTTATGCGAGAGATTATTTACCATATCCTACAGAATACAGATGCTAATATCGGTCTGCTAATGCTAGAGGAAGCTACCAGAACTACAGCCGAGTCGATGATGTCCTTGCACCTCAATAAACCGTTACACTTGCCCACGACTGTGACAACAGAAGAGGAACGTAGAGAAGCGTTTGATGCCACGATGGGGACAGGGCGTTTCCAGATATTCAGGCACTTCGGCAGCAGCGACATTAACGTGATAGTTGACCGAGTAAAGTATATGGCTAAAGGAATGGATTGTGATTATGTATTCCTTGACCACGTTACAATGGTTGTCTCAGCTCAGGGCAATGCAGACGAGCGACAGGCACTTGACGAGTTAATGACTAAGCTCAGGACAGCAGTTGAGGAGACTGGGGTAGGTTTGTTCTGTATATCACATTTAAAAAGACCGCCACAGAAAGGCCACGAGGAAGGCGCAAAAGTAAGCATTAGTCATCTACGTGGTAGTGGCGGTATCGCCCATGTTGCAGACTGTGTTTTAGCGTTAGAGCGTAACAACTTAGCTGAGACTGACGAGGAACGTAATACGACTAAGCTGTCAGTTTTAAAGAATCGTTTTAGCGGTCTGACTGGGCCGTGCGGTGAAATAAGGTACGATATAAAGACTGGGCGGTTGTCGCCTGTCAGTTCAATAACAACAGAGGGGGCTGTATGAACTTACTAGATAGGATAAAGTGTTTCTTTATAGGACATGACTTTTTACACATAATGGGGACAGACGCAGAGGTTGCAGTCTGTATGCGGTGCGGGAAAGAAAACCATGCACCAGATTAGCTACTTTGATAATTCGGAAGATGCTTTAGAGGAAGCGGAGTATTGTGTTGAGCAAGAAAAACAAAGCTATGCTATTGTTTCTATGCTTGCCTTGATTCCGTTGGATAAAGTAAGCGAATCAGCAAAGGTTATAGAGACTGTAAAGTACATCGACCCAGAGGAAGGAGCGACAGACTTTAAGCATGAGATGTAGAGCGTGTGATGTGCTTCTAACGGAATATGAAGCTACACGGAAATCAGCACTGACTGATGAATATATAGACCTTTGTAATAACTGCTTTAGGCATATACAGGACGACTTTGAAGTTATAGACCGCCCTGACCTGAGACACTTACAAGATGAAATAGAGCTAGAAAATTATGACGAGGACTAAATGATTTACTTAGATATTGAGACAACGATGGCGCACGATAAGATATGGTGTTGTGTGCTGAAAGAGGGTGACGAGTTCACCGTGTTTACAACCAGAGAAGGTTTGCAAGACCGTATAAATCAGGCAACTCAAATAGCCGGACACAACATAATTGGCTTTGACGCGCCTGTTTTATACGATGTTTGGGACATAGAGATTCCACACGAGAAGCTGGTGGACACTTTGATTCTTTCTCGGATGGCTTTACCAGAGCGCAGGAGCCATAGTCTAGCATCGTGGGGTGAAACGTTAGGTTATGAGAAGGGTGACTTCACAGATTACGATGCTGGGTTCAGTCAAGAGATGCTTGAATACTGTCAGCGTGATGTGGAGGTGCTAGAGAAGCTGTACGAACGTTTACAGATGCACTTAGACAAGTTCCCGGCTAACTGCGTAGCTATGGAATACAAGGTAGCCAGCATCATAAAGAAGCAGGAGCAAGCTGGGTTCAAGCTCGATATACAAGCAGCCATAATTCTTTGTGCAGAGTTTAAGTACAGAATGGACAAGATGCAGGAAAAGTTCCAGAGCTTATTCCCGCCTATAGTGCATGAGAGATACAGCGAGAAAACAGGGAAGAGGCTGAAAGACAAGATTGAAGTATTTAACCCAAGCTCAAGACAGCACATATACAAAAGACTTACAGAATTAGGGGCAAAGTTTACTAAGCAGACTGAGAAAGGAAATCCAATAGTAGACGAAGCCGAACTAAAAAAAATTGATTTACCAGAAGCAAAAGAGATTTTGGAATATCTATTACTCAACAAACGCTATGCACAGGTAAGAGGCTGGCGTAAGTGGTTGAAGCTAGATAGGAAGTACAAAGACAAGCGAGTGCATGGGCGGGTTATTACGTGTGGCACGGTAACAGGTAGAATGTCTCACTTAGACCCAAACGTGGCTCAAGTCCCTTCAGTCAAATCTGAGTTTGGTAAAGAGTGCAGAGAGTGCTGGACTGTGGAGCAGGGCAACGTCCTTGTTGGAGCTGATGCCAGTGGTTTAGAACTGCGAATGCTGGCCCACTACATGAATGATGAGGTCTACACAAAAGAACTACTAGACGGGGACATTCACACTGCAAATCAGAAAGCAGCTAACCTCAAGACCAGAGATGAGGCCAAGACGTTTATCTATGCGTTTCTGTACGGTGCTGGCCCAGCTAAGATAGGGCAGATTGCAGGAGGCAGTTACCAACACGGTAAGAACATGATAAACGAGTTCTTACGCAACACCCCGGCTCTTGCTACCCTACGCGATAAAGTAGGTAAACAGGCAGAAAGCGGTTATCTGAGAGGTTTAGACGGCAGACGGTTGCTGGTCAGGTCAGAACACGCAGCTCTGAACACGCTGTTACAGTCAGCAGGGGCCATAGCCATGAAACAGGCACTGGTTGAGCTAGACCGTAAGCTAACAGATGCCGGGATACCGTTTGATTTTGTGGCTAATGTCCACGATGAGTGGCAGATAGAGACACCAGAGTTCTGTGCCGAACAGGTTGGAGAGCTGGCAGTAGAAGCAATACGGGAGATGAGCCTGTATTTCAACATGAATTGTCCGCTAGATGCTGAGTACAAGATAGGCACTACGTGGGCAGAAACTCATTGACAGACAGTAATTTATCAGATATTCTTGAACCGCACCTTTAATTGGAGATAATTATGCACATAGTCAAGACTGGAGACTCAAAGATTAAACGAGCCAAACTTGAAAAAGACGTTTTAGGTGAGCTTTTTTGGGGTAAGTTTCGTGATGACCAGAGGAACGAGAAAGGTCAGTATACCTTTGAAGTACAGAACATGAGTGAAACTGCCTTAGAAATGATGGATGAGGCTGGTGTTACTTATAACAACCACGAAGAAAAAGGCAAATACATCACGCTCAAGAGTAAGAACCCTTTTGAGTTTGAATTTGCCGAAGGACAAGAACTAGAAGAAGGTCAACTTCTCGGTAACGGTTCTAAGATTCGCGTAACGCTAGGCTGGTACGAAAACAGCTACGGTAAATACCCAACGCTGTTTGGCCCTATCAGAATCAT